CGCACATCCATGGTCTTAGCCCCCGGGGCCTGGCTCAGGTACCTAAGCCTCTCCTGCCTAAAACTAGGTCCAAAAGAGGACAAATAGGGGTTCATTGATGGAAATGGTTCATATGCTACTAGAAGACGTCCGTAGTGGAACGGGGTACCAGATAAGGCTATACGAACTTTAAGATCGGTGCGTAGGAAAGCAAAATTTCGCAATTTCGCCCTAACTACGGGGTCGGCTAAAAAGAGATCCCATATGTTGAACGATAAGTCAATGTCGCTATCAAGAGACAAACTTAAAGCTGCAACTTGTACGGGACGCTCGAGATATCCTTTCATTGAAAAATCATCAGATACCTCCATGTGATCATAGGACTTATGGAAGACCACATCGTCTTTAACTTCGCCACCGATATCCTCTAAGTTTTGGTGGACATCGGATACCGAATCTCTAACCATACCAGTATGTGCTATTGAAACATCGGCTTCTGATCTAATAACAGCCTCATAATGCCTTCTATCTAAATTAACTTGCAATAATCTAATTGTCTCATGTAAACTATCGACCCGACTTTTTTGTTTTATATATTCGTCACAAGATTTTTTATATACAGGAGATTTATGGTACAATGGTGATTTAATTACAATATGTACAGGAATAGTCCCAAAGGGACTAATGAGAGTCGCCAAGCGATCCTTCTCAACTTCGAGCTCTTTAGAGAGCTCCTCAATTTGATGCAAAATATTTACAGTATGTCATTAATAAATAAAGGCACATGCGCGACATGACGCATATACCAAAATAAATAATGTCCAAGTTCTTTAGAACTCGGACATATCGTCCGAATCATAACTTGGTACAACCAGGTTCTGATCGGACGACAGAGCTTCTACCTCCCTTAGCTCCATAGCATTGGGACATAGGACCTTACAGATGCTAATCCAATTTGACGCTATATCTTTTGATCCAATATCTACCCCATAAGAGGTACGGATTTGAGCAATCAAGCTATCGCGGAAAAAATCAAATTTCTTACGATCCAAGTGCATGAACATTTCCCATAATGCTGAATTAGCTGTAGCAATGATTTGATCAGTTCTTGACAACGCTTCCGAAGGAATAGTCCACTTCAGCGATTTCGCAATACTTTCGACATCAAGCACGGCCATTCTCACGTTGAATTGGGGATGTACAACGAAAGTCCTCTTAAGGAAGGTAAGTTGTTCTAACTTTCTAAGTGGAACGTCATTCACTGTCTTATCCGGTGATGTAAATTCCATTCCCAAGACGCTCTCACAATACCGTGCATATAAAACATTATTAAAAAGATGTTGTATAGACCTTTTAACGACTCCAGTTGTATCATCACCATAGGTTGTCTTTCGAAATTTAGTATCATAGTCACTAAGTGTCAATCCATTGGTAGTAGCAAAATAATACATCATTAGCAAATTATTTCTTATACAATTGAATTCTGCCGTACCATAGCCGCCAGATATCATGAGCCCCGCGATCTTGAACACATCAGTATCTAATTCAATAATCGGGAATAAAGAGTCGGACATCACACCCCTAACTAGTGCTAGAGCTTCACTGTTATATCCCAGCCTTTCCGCCAACTTAACCATAACGGAAGCTGCCGCCAATCCGATGTCATATGGCATAGACGTATCGAAGCCCCCATAATCACCATCAAATACACAATCTTCAGAATCAGCAAATTCTGCGAAATAATCATAAAAAGCTTGGCCTTCGGCGAACATATTTATACCTACAGACATATTAAAAATATTTCGATGTTGAACCATGAGAGTGAAAATGGGCGCTAAAACCTGTCTCGCTAATATCAAATAGTCCAAAGGAGCAGGGTAAAACATACGTGTTTTGCCCGTTTTAACTTTCTTTATAGGTCTAGGCTCATCTTTAAGTTTAGCACCAAATATAACTCCAGATGTCTCACCAGAAAAATATTGCTTTTGTCTAGCAAATATTTTTTCTTT